AGCTAAAGGTGGATCAACAGAATTTGGAATGCTTTCTGTGAAAGCAGGTATTGATAAAAACCCTAATCCAACTGCAGCAGACAGAATCGCAGGTGCTAAGATGAAACAAAAACCAAAAAAAGCTGCATTAGGAATGATGATGTTAAAAAAAGCTATGGAAAATTCTGATACTGCAAGAAAAAGAGTTAGTGTTATGGGTATTCCAGGTTATGCTGCAAGTAGACAATTTAAATCAAAAGGTGGTGAAATGAAAACAAAAAAAGCATCAATGGGAGCCTTAATTGGTTTTGGAGCAGATAAAGCTATGAGACAATCTCAAACAGCTAGGGACATGGCAGGTACCTTAGGGCTAACAGGTCAAGCTATGAGTAAATTTTATAATAAAAAATATGCTGGAAAAAAAGAAGGTGGTGAAATAAAAAAAGGATACGGCGCAGCTAGACAATCAGGAATGGGATTAGAAGATGAGAATCTAACACCTGGTAAAACAATGGATTATTACAAAGATTTAATATAATGAACTATGGCAACTTCTGGAACTACATCATTCAATCTCGAAATAGACGAGGTAATACAAGAAGCATATAACAGATGTGGTGTCCGAACTAATTCAGGATACGACTTAAAAAGAGCAAGAAGAAATCTTAATATTTTATTTTCAGAGTGGGGTAACCGTGGCGTTCATCTATGGAAAGTTGAACTACAAACTGTAGCGTTAGTAGCTGGTACAATTTCATACACAGTAGATGCAAAAGTATCAGATGTTCTTGAAGCTTATATTTCAACAACTTCAGGAATCACAAGTTCAACAAATGATATATCTTTAACTAAAATTGATAGATCAGCTTATGCTGCTTTACCTAATAAAGGTTCGACAGGACAACCTTCTCAATATTTTGTAGATAGACAGACTCAACCTGTTATTAATTTATATGTTGCTCCTGATGCCAGTACCTATACACATTTAAAATATTACACAATTAATAGAATTGAAGATGCAGGTGCTTACACAAATACAGCAGATGTCGCTTTTAGATTTCAACCATGTATGGTTTCTGGATTAGCCTATTATTTATCGTTTATGAGTAATCCAAATCAAACTGCAAATTTAAAATTAGTTTATGAAGATGAATTACAAAGAGCTCTTAATGAAGATGGTCAAAGAGCTTCAGTATATATTTCACCACAAACATTTTATGGAGATGGAGTATAATGGGTAAACAAGCAACAGGAAGATACGCTCAAGCTATATCTGATCGATCTGGTCAAGCTTTTCCATATAAAGAAATGGTAAAAGAATGGACAGGTGCTTTAGTTCATATTTCGGAGTTTGAACCTAAACACCCTCAACTAAATCCAAGAAATCCTGGAGCAGATGGCCAAGGTTTGAGAAATGCAAGACCACAAAACTTTACAGTTTTATCTGGAGGTGGAGGAGGGATTGTAGCAAATTTAGTTTTACCAGGTGATTTTGCTTTTAATTCAAATGGAATGCAACCTGATGACGGTTCAGCACAAAATAGAAGAAGACAAGCTATAACAAATGTAGGACAAGTAACCGTGGAGATATCATAATGGCAATTACTTATTCAAATTTTTTGACACAAGTTAGAGACTATACAGAGGTTGATTCTAATGTTTTATCTGACACATTATTAGATCAATTTATTAGACAAACAGAACTCGATATTGCAGGTAAAGTGGATTACGATGATTTAAGAAAATACGCAACTTCTAATTTTGTTGCAAGCCAAAGATACTTATCTTTACCTTCAGACAATGTAGTTATTAGATCTGTACAAGTGTTTGATGGATCGGGAGACAGAAATTTTTTAGAAAAAAGAGATACAAGTTTTATTTCTGAATTTAATAATACAGGCGCAACGGGTTTACCAAAATATTATGCAATGTGGGATGATTTCAATATTGTTGTAGCTCCTACTCCTGATACAACGTATCAAGTTCAATTAAATTACATCATAGATCCACCACATTTTACATCAACAAATTCTACATATGTCTCTACATATCAGGATGGTTTACTGCTATATGGTGTCCTTTCTCAAGCTTTTTCTTATTTAAAAGGCCCGATGGATATGTACAACCTCTATAAAAGCAAGTATGATACTAGTATTGAGGCTTTTGCTCTACAACAAATGGGTAGAAGAAGACGTGGAGAGTTTGATGAAGGAGTACCAAGAGTAAAAGTACCGTCACCCTCTCCTTAAATTTTTAGGAGGAAAAAATGGCAATTACAACAAACGCAATATGTGATACGTTTAAAGAAGAAATTCTTGAAGCAGTTCACGATTTCACACCAACAACTGGTGATGTATTTAAACTAGCATTATACGATAACACTGCAACGATTGGTGCAGATACAACTGCTTATCCTGGCGACAGTACAGGTGGTCAAGTATCAGACACTGGTCAGTACGCACAAGGTGGCGGTGCACTTGTTAATGCATTAGTGTCAAACAACAACGGAACAGCATTCGTTGATTTTGATGACTTATCGTTCACTGGAGTAACTTTAACTGCAAGAGGAGCTTTGATTTACAATACTTCAGACTCTAACAAAGCAGTTGCGGTATTAGACTTTGGCGGTGACAAGACAGCGACAGCAGGAACTTTTACAATTCAGTTCCCTAACGCTAACGACACGCAAGCAATTATTAGAATAGCGTAATTATGAAATGTCAAATACTTGGGGAGCACTAAGCTGGGGACAAGGAAGTTGGGCAGCACAAGGTGATGTCGGCTTAACTTTATCTTCAGTTAGTGCTTCCTTTAGTATTGGCAATCCTACCGTCACAGGAGTTATTGAAATTGGTTGGGGCGGAGACACTTGGGGCGAAAATGCTTGGGGTGAATTATCTGGTGCATATGTTGATGTAACTGGAATTGCTTTAACTTCAAATCTTGGTTCTATCATTACAGAAGCTGATGCAAATATAACTGCATCATCTTTATCAGCAACCTCTTCAATTGGAAATTCAAATACAGACATTTCTTTAGATTTAGCTGTAACAGGTATTGAATTAACTTCATCAATTGGACAAGCAGTAGCTGGTTTTGGAGTTGAACAAACAGGAATTCAAGCAACAAGTTCTATTTCATCGGTAACTATTGATGATAGATTTTTAATCGGTGAAGGTTGGGGTCGAGATGTCTGGGGAGGCTGGGCATGGGGAGTTAATTACTCAGTTGCTCTTTCTGGAATTCAATTAACTTCTGTTACAGGAAACGAAGATGCATTTACAGATGTAACTGTCGTATTATCAGGCATTGAATTACAATCAGCAATTACACCAGTTGGAACTGTAGCAAACTCAGATAATGAAATCGCACATAGTTTCTTATTAACAGGTTCTTTAGGTTCTCCTACAATAACTGGATTAGCTTTAGTTGAGCCTTCAGGTATAGCAGCTACAACTTCAATAGCTTCAGTAGAAGCTGCACCTAAACAAGAAATTGACGTAACAGGTATTCAATTAACGGCAAATTTAGGTAATAGTGATCAACTAGGAAATGCAAATATTTCAGTAACAGGTATAGCTGCTACAAGTGCTATAGGAGACGTTATCCCAGTTTCGGTTTATGATGCTACAGGATCAGAATTAACGACTTCTTTAGGTTCTGTTACAATTACAGCTAATGCAGACATAACTCCAACTGGTATAGGCTTGACTGCAAGCATAGCTTCAACTAACATAATAGCATGGGCAGAAGTTAATACTGGAACAGGTGTTACTTGGACAGATGTTGATTTGGCAGCATAATCAGAGTAAAATATAAAAGGAATTAAAATTTATGGCATCAAGTTATTCAACAGATTTAAAATTAGAACTTATGGTCACTGGCGAAAACGCTGGTACATGGGGTGATAAAACAAATACAAACTTAAACTTAGTTCAACAAGCAGTATCTGGTTATCAAGAAATAGATGTTGCATCAGCAGATGTAACTCTTGATATGACAGATGCTACTATTTCAAATGCAAGAAACATGACTTTAAAATTCACAGGAACTCTTGCAGCAAATAGAACAGTAAATTTTCCAACAGGTATCGAAAAGTTTTTCAATGTTATTGATGGCACAGATCATGCAGGAAACACTTTAACTTTCAAAGTAACTTCACAAACAGGATTTTTATTATGTGAAGGTCACTCATACATTTGTCATGCAGACGGTACAGACATTATAAAAGATTTAGAATTTAAAAAATGGAGAGCAATCTCATCTGCAGAAACAGTTCAACCAGGAGCACAAATTTTAGCTGATACCTCTGGTGGAACTTTAACAATTACTTTACCTGCTTCTCCAGCGACAGGAGATGAAGTAACTTTTGTTGACTCAAAATATACATTTGATACAAATGCCTTTACAGTAGGTAGAAACGGATCTAATATAACAAATGGAGCAGCTGACCTAGTTGTTAATACAGAAGGCGCTGGATTTACTTTAGTGTATTCTGGTGACGCAACTGTTGGCTGGACATATAAGGATAAATAATTATGGCTAATTACGAAGCAACAAGATATGATTTTGATGGAGCAAACCTTTCAGGTATTGAAGGTATTCCAACAGCAACTATTATTCCATGGTCAGACGCAGCTGTGCCAACAGGATTCTTAGAGTGTAACGGTCAAGCTGTTAGTCAGTCAACATACGCTGCTTTATTTGCAATCATTGGAACGACTTATGGTGATCCTGGTGGAGGAAATTTTAATGTACCAGACTTACAAGATAACATTCCAGTAGGTAAATCAGGAACTAAAGCAGTTGGATCAACTGGTGGTGCAAATACAGTTACACCAACTGGAAACATAGCAGGTTCAACAGCTAACGCAACTTTATCTACAGCTCAATTAGCATCACACTCTCATGCACAAGGCTCAACAAATAATATGGCAAGGATTGCACAAATTCAAAGTGAAGTTCCTCAGAGACCAGGAGTTACAAATACAGGTAGCGTAGGATCAGGTGCAGGACATTCTCACAATATGTCAGCTAACTTTACAGGAGATGCGAATTCAGTGTTACAACCATATTTAACAGTAATGTATATTATTAAAACATAAGGAGAAAAATAAAATGGCATCAAGTGGTAAATGGGCAATTGTTTTTGAGGATAGAATGGTACTTAAAAGACATCAAGAATTTGATACGGCAACTTCAAAAGGATTAAATGTAGGGGATGATGCATTTTGGAATCAATCTAAATTTGATAATCTTTGGGCTATTCAATATGGAACATCTGTTACTTCTGACGAAGTAGAGTACAGAGATGAAACTCCTCATAGTTCTTATGCTGATGCAAATTTAGGACCTATTTCACAGTTTACAGATTTATGGGATGCTGCATACTTATCAGAACTTCAGTCCAATTGGGATAATGACAATGTCGATGGCGAAACTGCAGAACAAAAAGTAACAAGACTAGGAGCAAGACCTACAAGTTACGTTTCTACATCTGTATAGTTGACTTTCGTTTAAATTAATTTAATTAATCTTTAATGAAACCGAAAAAAGAGATTAAGGATTTTATAGGTGTATTCGATAATTATATCAGGCCAGAAGCTTGTGAAGATTTAATTAAATTTTTTAAAAATCAAAAAGCTATGGGTAAAGTCTTTGATAGAAGAAGAACAGAAGGAGCCTCGTTATCTGAAAAAAAAGATTTAGCTCTAGGTTTAAATGCACATAATGTTCATGATTGGGTAGGTAATCATCAAGATTTTTTTGTTAACGTTGATAGAGCCTTACAAGAATATGACCAAGAAACTGGGATAAGTACAGCTTGTGATACAGCTCTTAACTATACTTCTTTTAAAATTCAAAGAACTTTACCTGGTGAAGGTTATCATGTTTGGCACATTGAACATTCTACAAGAGATGATCAAATCGCAAGACTTTTAGTATTCAGTGTCTACTTAAATGATGTTGAAGAAGGCGGAGAAACAGAATTTTTACATCAAAAACAAAGAGTCAAACCTGTTACAGGTAGGATTGTTGTTTGGCCCGCAGGATTTCCATATTTACACAGAGGTAATCCTCCTTTATCTGGTGAAAAATATATTTTAACAAGCTGGATGAGAGCTGCGTTTAACGGTTTTAAAAACTTTTAAAACTAATCATAGTAATTTATAAAATTAGCCATTGCGTATCTTTTAGACGGATTACCAGTTGCAAAAGATTGTAGAGTTGCGTGTTCTTTAACGCTTCCATCAAATATAAGTGCTCTATTTTCTATAAATCCAACATGAGAATTTAAAACGGAACATTCATTTTTTTCATCCTTAACATAAAAACCAGTTCCATTTGCCATTTTTTGATCACCGTTTAAAT